GGAAGCCGTAGGCACGCACGCCGCGCTGGGTGCCGAACTCGATGAAGCGCCAGTAGTACGGGTCGCGCGGGCTCTTGGCGCCGCGCTGGCTGGCACGCACCTGCACGCGGTTGCGCACCTTGAGGCCGAACACTCGTGCGGTGCGCGTGGCGTAGCGCGCGCCCTTGGCGGGCTTGACGTTGACGTACACGCCCACGTCGCCCGCTGCGCGCGCGGCGCGGCTGGTGCGCACGCTGATGGCCTTGCGCACGGTGCCGGGTGCGCGGTAGCCTTTGCGCACGGCCAGCGAGCTGGCGTTGAGCACCGGTGTGGCGGCGCGTGCAGGCGTCTGCACGACGCGCGCTCCGGCGGCCAGGGCGTTGCGCAGGGCGCGCACGCGCAGCTTGGGCACGATGCCGCGCAGGGCTTCGCGCAGATCGGGGATGCCGGTGACCTTGGCGCCGATCATCGGCCGTCCCTCACGCCGCTGGCGGCGAGGAGCTGGAGCCACTGGCGTTGCCCGTCGATGTCGATGGGCTCGCCGGTGATGTCGTGCGGGGTGCCGCGCCAGAGCACGCGCCAGGTGGCGCGCACGTCGCTGCGCCAGCGCAGGGTGAACTCGACGTCGGTGACGTTCTGGATCTGCCCGGCGGCGAAGAGCTCGCGGCTGCGCAGGGGGCGCACCTTGCCCCACACGGTGGCGACGGTCTGCCAGGCGCCCGAGGGTTGGCCCAGCACGTCGGCCCCCGCGGCGCGGCTCTGCAGCGTGAGGCGCTGGTCGAGCTGGCCGATGGTGATGCGGTCGACGGCTTCGGTGTGCATGGCTCAGTACAGGCGCTGGGAATCGAGCAGGCGGGCGAGCAGCGGGTGCGCCTGCGCGGCCTGGGTGGCGGTGAGCTGGGGCGCCTGGATCATCTGGCCCACGAGCGCGGTGACGTAGGTGCGCACGCACTCGGGCACGGTGTCGGCAGACGCCGCGGCGGCGCCGGCTGTGAGGTCGATGCGCACGCGGGGGCCGAGGGCGATGTCGCCGAGCTCGGGCCACGAGGTGTTGAGCGCCGGTGCGAGCCGGGTGCCGGTGTTGATGCTGGCGAAAACGTACTCGCTGCCGGCCAGGGCGACCCAGGCGCCGCCGTCCCAGTAGGTGACTGCGCAGGCGCTGGGGCGGTAGACGCGGATTTCGTCGTCTTCGGTGGGCCAGTCGTCGAGCTCGGCGCGCCAGGTCTGGGTGATGAAGGCGCGGCCGGTCTCTTGCTCGGCCACCTGGCGCGCGGCGGCGATGAGGCCGGGGAGCAGCACGTCGAACTCGTCGCCGTCGATGCGCAGGGCGAGCTTGCAGTCGTCAACGTCGACGGGCTCGGCAGCGGGCGGGGTGAGGAGGTAGAGGTGCATGTTGGCGGCCTGGGCGCGCGGGCGGGGCTACTGCGAGTCGCCGGCGTCGAGCTGGTCTTTGAGGCGCTTTTGCTGGTGCGACACGCAGGCAAAGCGCGTGGGCGCGAGGGTGGCGCTCCACTCCTTGGCCTGGGCTTCGCAGGCGGCCTTGTCTTGCGTCCAGTACAGCTCTCGGTAGGGCATGGCGCCCTCGGCGGGCTTGGCGAAGAGCATGACGAACAGGTAGACGATGTCGGGGATGGTGGTGCCTTTCATGGGGCGGGCTCCTGGGTGCTGCTACTGCTGCGCCTGCAATGGCGAGCGCGGGGCCTTGCCCATTTGCTCGCGCCGGATGTCGTCGACGCCGCGGCGAACGTCGCCGATGGCGGACTTGATCTCGACGAGCTGCTGGGTGACGGCCTGGTCTTGGGTGTCGTCGCGCAGCTTCTGGTAGGAGCCGCGCTCCTCGAGCACGAGGACGCGCTTGTCGAGGTTGGCCCACGCGATGAACACGGCCGCGGCCATGCCGAGGAAGGTGATGACGTGGCCGGCGTTGACGGTGGGGTCGAAGCGCCAGCCGCGGTGCTGCCGGCGGTCGGGCCCGGTGTAGCCGCTGTCGGGCGCGTCGTGCTGCTGTTGCGTGGACATGGTGGCGATGGCCGCTGCCGGCTGCTACTGCCCGCCGCCGAGCTTGGGCTGGGCGATCACGCGGCCGGCGATGACGAGCAGGCCGAGGATGGCCGGCACGCGCGACGCGGGCACGCCGACGAGATCGAGCAGGCTGGACTGCACAGCCTCGGGCAGCGCGCCGAACGCGACGGAGAGGCCGGCAGCCTGGACGGATGCCATGCGCCAGGAGCGGCGCCAGTTGGGGATGAGGGTCATGGTGATGTCAGCGCCTCTTGCCTCGCGGCGTTGCACGCGCAGTCGCGGCGACCGGCTGCAGCGTGTACTCCGGGTAGGCCCCGGTGTAGTTGAATGACCAGACCTTGGTGCCGGCGTTGTACGTCGACGGCAGCCGCACGGGCATGCCGGCAGCGGTGACGCCGAAGATTTCCATGTCGGTGCCGCCCACGGCCGTGGTGTCGAGATTGAGGGTGAAGGCCTCGGGCATCATCAGCCAGGTGGCAGCGGCAGAGCTGTTGCCGCTGCCCCAGGTCTGGCTGCTGGCGCCGCTGTAGTAGACGGTCACCTCGTCGTTGGCCATGAAGTAGGCGCCGCCGGGTGGGTTGTTGGCCCCGAGTGCGCCCGCGGCGTGTTGCGCGTAATCGCTGCCCTGCAGCACGAGGTCGTCGGAGAAGTCCGACCCGTGGATGTAGAGCTTCATCGGGCCTGTGAACAGCGGCCACAGCCCGTCGCTGCGCAGGAAGCACACCGCACACGTCACCGCTGCGGCCATGCTCGACAGGTACAGCGGCATGGCGAAGATGGCGTCGGCGGCGGCCTTCTCGACCAGCTCGTCCACGAAGCCGGCCATGTACGGCGTCATGATCTGCATGCCGTGGTTGCGCCGGACGTACACCTTTTCGGTGGCGGTGTTGCGCAGGTAGGTGCCGGCGGCCATGGTTGCGTCCGACACCTTGGGATAGGCGCTCCAGTCGGTGGTCGGGGTGAAGGTGTCGTCCATCTCGAAGAACACCTTTTTGGCGCCGAAGACTGCGTTCTCGGTGCCGTCGCTCGCATAACCCGCGTTCAGGCGGTTGCCAGCGCTGAAGTTCTGCATCTTGTTGGCGTAGTTCCACGCGGCCATGCTGGCGGTGGTGGCTCGGATGATGAACGAGTCGGCATGCTCGGTCAGGAACTGGTTGCGATGCACTACAGCCAGCGCACGGGCGCATAGGCGCGCCGTGGGGCTGCTGACGTTGGCGTGGTCGCCCTGCATGTAGCGGCCATCGGTCGTGTACTGAGCGACCGTCTGCTGCTGCGCCTGGTGGAAGTCCGACAGGTCGTAGCCATGGAGCTGCGCCAGAATCGTCTCGTAGTACATGCGCTGATAGCGCCAGCGGTTGGCGGTGTACTGGCCGCACTCGGCCGCAATGAAAGGTGCCCAGCTCGGGCGCGTACCACCCTGCGATTCGCTCCAGCCGCTGCCGTTGGTGGCGATGTTCCAGCTGGAATCCATGCACGACTTGCGTGTGACCGCAGAGCCGAGCTTGACGCCCGGCGAGTTTGCGTCCGAGAAGTAGTGGTGATTCTCGAAAAAGACGTTCCTGCGCCGCTCCTCGGGGATCATCAACTGTGCCTGGGCCGACATGTAGTTGAACGTGGCGTGGTTGAGCAACACGTCAGGGTTCTCGGCACACATGCGGGAGAGCGTGTCGTTGACGACTTCTACGTCGATGTAGGTGATGAAGTCGATGAGACGCGCCTGGTCGGTGGCTGGATCGGCGCCGGTGGCCCAGTTGAACCACGTCTCGCGCTTGGGGAAGCCGACTGCACCATCAGCCACGCCGGTGCTGCCTCTGCCCCAGGCCGGGATCGCCCACTCGGGCGCATAGGCGTCGCGCCAGGCTGTGAGTTTGGCGTTGAGTTCGGTGTACCAGTAGCCGTTGTCGCCGTTGGCGTCGGCAATGCCGTCCACGATCTTGGCGAAGTAGGTGACCGCGCCGCCGCCGCCCCAGCTCGCAGTGCTCGAGCGGGTGTAGGCGTTCATGAAGCCTGTCTCGTTGGTTAACTTCCAGATGATGCGCGGGTTGTCGATGTGCCTGGTGCCGGTGATGCTGCTGGTGCGCAGTAGCAGGCGTGAGTTCACGTCCCAGGCCATCTGGCGGTACTCGCTGCTCCAGTACATCCCGTCGCCCCTGTACGTGCCCAGCGGGCGCTGGTTGGGGTGGCGGGCGGCGATTTCTTCGTAGCCCTCGAAGTCGACGTACAGGCACTCGATTCCCTCGTCCAAGCTCCATGCGACCATCTTGTCGAACTGAACGAGCGCGGCCTCTTCCATCTCCCAGCGGTTGGCGTAGGAGGCGTCGGACGAGATGTACTTCCAAACGCCCCAGTTGTAGGCGCTTTCCGTCCAGTGCCGGCTGGTCGCGGAGCGCAGGCACAGGCCGTTGTAACCATCGGCCACGATGCGCCGGATGGTAGCGAGCATCTCGGCATCGACCTTGGAGAGCGCTCCCGCGTTGACGAAGGTGGTGAAGAACAGCGGATAACGCACACCGCCGAGCGTTAACTTGCCGTCGGCGTGAGCGATACGCGCATCGCGCGCCGGGCGGCGCACGGGGCGGTAGGCCGCATGCTCGCCCGTCTGGGCGTAGGTGCGGACGTAGTTGAGTGCTTGCATCACGCGACAACGTCCACGAGCACGCAGTGGGCGTGTGAAGCCGTCAGCGCCATCTCGGCGGAGGCGCTGAAGACAGCGAACTCGCCCAGAGTGAATGCGCCCTCGGACCAGGAGTAACCCTGACCACGGTTGATCGTCGACGTGCCATCGGACGGGGTGATGAACGGCATCATGTCCTGGAGGTAGCTGTTCTGATTGGTCACCGTGAGTGCAGGCGGCGTCGTCGTGTAGTCGTGGCGCGTGGCCAGCCAGAATTGCGGCGGCACGTCCCTGTTTCCGCCAGGCAGAGCGAGTTCGAACCAGGTGCCCGCGCCGGCAGTGAAATCGGCCGCACCAGGTGTGCCTGTGCCGATGCCGATTGCACCCGTTCCTGACCCGGCGGCGTTGTATGACCAGACGTACAGCGGCGCCTCACCGACCCTTGGGCTGCCGTCTGGGTTGCACAGGTACAGGCGCACATCGAAGCCGCTTGTGGTGCCCCCGACCACGCCGGCCGTCGCCAGGTAGACCTGAAAGCCCTTGAGTACGGCAGGCCGGTTCCCTGGCATGCGGTAGTAGGTCGGCCGAACGAGGGTTCTGGTCTGATTGGTTGACGTGCTGAGGGTGGTTGCGCCAGCCGGGCCGTACAACGCGACTTGATTCGCCGGCGAGATTGGGACCGGTCCAGTGACCGGATGCGCCGGCAGCCAGAATTTGCCGTTGGCGGAGCGCCGGACCTCGCACTGCATGTCTTCGACATAGACCCGCGTGCCAGCAGGCAGCGCCGCGAGTGCGGCACCGTTCTCGGGGTATGCCGCGATCAGCGCGGCGTAGGTGGGAGCGTCGGCCAGGAACAGGGTGTGCATGGTCAGACTCCTTCGAGCGAGAACCAGCCGGTCGTGGCGCTGCCGGAGGTGCGCTGCACGGTGACTGAGGTGGGCGCGGCGGCGTTGGCCTCGTCGGAGATCTGCACGGCGTGCGGGCTGGACGACTCGTAGAGCACGGGCAGCGTGACGCCGCCGACCGTGACGGTGACCTGGTTGCCGGTGGGCACGAGGACGAGCAGCGTGCGCGGGAGCTTGCCGGCGATCAGCTCCATCGTGACGACCGAGCCGTCGGCGAGCGTGCCCTGCACGGGCTGCCAGTTGGAGGCCGAGCTTGCGGGCAGGGCCTTGAGTTCGTAGCGCAGCCCGCCGGTGCCGAGGTCTGTGCGCAGGCATTCGTCGCCGACGGTGGCGGCGAGGCCGAGCATGGCGGCCTGGCTGGCTGCGTTGCCGAGGTAGCCGGCAGAGATGCCGCTGGAGGCGCCGCCGGCGAACGGGTCGTCGACGGTGACGACTGCGCCCGGGGTGGGCACGGCCTGGCCGGCGTCGATGAGCGGCTGGGCAAGCACGTCGGGCAGGTTGCACACAGACCCGACGGGCATGGTGCCCCAGGCGGGCTGGCGGTTGATGGTGATGATCATGGTGGCGTCTGCTCCCGGTGACGACAGTTGCGGCGCGCGCGCGGGCATCCCCGTGGGTGACTGGCGTCACCCACGGGGAAGGCAGGCTGCTGGAGCCGGCGTCAGACCGGCGGGTTGACCGTCGGCGTGTAGCTCGGGTGGCCGAGCACGGCGACGGCCGCCACGAGGGCGGCGCTGGCGTTGTTGACCGGGGTGACGGTGAGGCGCACGTAGCGCTTGTCGCCGATGTAGCCGATCTTGCGCACTTCGTTGTCGTCGTCGAACTGGAAGCCGGCGAGCAGCTCGGTGCCGAGGAGGTTGGCGTCGGTGACGGCGGCGGCGTCGCTGAGGCCGGAGTTCTCGCCGTCTTCGACGAGCACCACGAAGGTGGCGTCGGCATCGGCCACGCTGCCGGTGGCGATGACGAACTCGAGGCTCTCGTAGCCCTGGCGGTCGATGATCTGCGACACCTGGGCGGTGTTGTCGGCCACGCTGACGGGGCTGATGGCCCGCGCGACGTGGATGTTGTTGTGGAGGTCACGCATGGTGAGGGTTCCTTTCGATGATGGGTGTGAGGGTCAGCTCATCAGGTGGAGCACTTGAGGAGCTTGACGGCCTCGAACTGGGTGATGGCGCCGCCGACGCGCTTGCTGAAGTGGAACTTGGTGACGCCCTTCTTGGTGACGTTGTCGCGGATGACGGCGATGCCGCGGCGGTCGACGATGGTGTAGGCGCGCTTCCAGTTGCCGAAGGCGACGGGGAAGGCGTTGGCACCGAGCGAGGGCATGTTGTCGTCGATCTCGACGGTGGCGCCGAGCAGCTGGCCGCCGAAGCCGGCGAGGGGGTTGGGGTTCCAGAGGTAGAAGGCGCCGGAGCCGTCCTTCATCTGGCGCACGACGGAGAGGGTGGTGTCGTTCATGAGCCAGGCCGCGCCGTTGCGGTAGCGGCTGCGCAGCGCGTGCTGCAGGCTGATGAGCGCATCACCCGGGTTGCTGGCGGCGAAGGCCGCGGCCGCACCGGTGACGACGAAGCCGACCTTGCCCCAGGCGTAGGAGGCGTTGGCGACGGTGGTGTACTGCAGGATGCCGCGCGGGCGCTTGACGCCGCTGCCGTTGATGAAGCAGTTGCCCTCGAACTCGGCGAAGGCGATGCCGGCTTCGTCGGCCAGGTCGGCCTCGAGGTCGTACTCGCTGTCTTCGAGCATGTCGTTGGACGACCAGGGCTCGACGTAGGCGCGGTGGGCCTCGATCTCGATCTCGGCGTACTTGGGCGCGGTGGACTCGGCGGAGTCTTCCTGTTCGCCGATGGCAGCGGCGGTCATGCCGCTGGTCTTGACGAACTTCTTGTAGCTGCCCTTGCCGATGGTGCGCACGGTGGCGAGGCGGCGCATGGCAACGTCGGTGGTGACGACGCGGTCGATGGCGCTGTCCATCTCGACGCCGACGAGGTAGCCGCCGTCGGGGTCGCTGCCGGTGTTCATGGCCTTGCGCTCGAGGGCGGACAGGCCTTCGGCCTTGCCTTCGCGCAGGAAGGTGCCGAAGGCTTGCTTGTGCTCGACCTGCTCGGGGGTGAGGTTCTTCTCGCCGCCGCTGCCGCTGGCGCCGGGGCGCTGCATCTTCTTGAGGATGTCGCCGATCTCGCCGCTGAGCTTGTTGAGGTCGGTGTTGATGGCGTCGACCTTGACGACGAGGTCGCCGGGGGCGTAGCCCTTGGTCTCGATGGCCTTGAGGCGGGCGTCGTTGGCGGACTTGAAGTCTTCCCAGGCCTTGGTCTGGGCCTCGACGAGGGTCTTGATTTCGCTCATGTCCATTGCTGGAACTCCTTGTGGGTGAAGTAAGAGAGGTGGATCAGGCGCCGAGCGCGGTGACGCTTCGACGCAGTGCTGCCGCCAGCTCGCCGAGCTCGCCGCCGACCGCATCTCGCTGGTCGAGCAGGGCCTTGAAGCCGCGGGTGATGACGAGCTGCGCTTCTTTTCGGCTGAGCCCCGCATCTCGCTGGAGCCAGGCTTCGATGTCGCGCTCGTTGTCGGCCAGGCTCTTGACGCTGGTGACGCGCGCCTTGCCGTTGGCCGGGAATGTGACGGGGCTGATTTCGATGAGGTCGATGCGCTTGAGGGTGCGCCGCGGCTCTTCGGGCTTGCTGCGGGGCGTCCACTCCTTGGCGATGTAGCCGATGGACAGGCCGTCGATGGCGGGCCGGGGCTTCATCTTCATGAGGATGCCGAGCTCCTGGCCGCGCGGGGTGGCGGCGAGCACGCCGTCGAGCTTGAGGCCGATGCCGTCTTCGGAGAGGCTGGACCAGACGCCGACGGGGGTGAGGTCTTGCGCGGTCATGCCCCAGCCGCCGTGCTGCGAGAGCATGGCGGGGAAGACGCCGGTCTTGTGCGCAGCGGCCAGGGTGTCGGCGAAGGCGCCGGGGACGATGACGTCGCCGTAGGCGTCGACGTTGCCGAAGACGGCGCCGTAGCCGGAGAACTCCATGGCGCCGGTGTCGTCGCTTGCGAACTTGATTTCGCGCAGGGGGATGAAGGTGCGTTCCATGGTGGGTCAGGCTCCTGGGGGATCGGCGGGCGGCGGGTCGTCAGCAGCAGCCGGCGCCGGCTTGGGGGCGTTGGCCGGCACGGGCAGCTCGGCCGCCTTGCCGCCCATGGGGTTCATCTCTTCGAGGGCGCGCACTTCGTCTTGCGTCATCCAGGCGGGCGAGCCGCCGGCGCCAAGGGCACGGGCGTAGAACTCGCCGCGGTCTTTGGTGGAGCCACGCAGCAGTGCGTTGACGACGAACTTGGCGTAGACGCCGGCGGCACGGTCTGCCGGGGTGAGGAGGTGTACGTCGATGCTTTGCTCGAGCCGCTCGTACCAGGGCGAGAGGGTGTGTACGACGTGCGCGAGGAACATCTGCTCGGCGCTGGCGTAGGTGCTGGCTTTGTCGCTGCTGCCGACCATGATGGGCATGACGCGCAGCGCGCGGCAGACTTCCTCTACCTGGAAGCGGCGGGTCTCGATGTGCTGGGCGTCGACGCCGCTCATGCTTTGCTGCAGCCACTTGGCGCCGCGGTCGAGGATCATGGGCAGGCCGCGGGCGGCGCCGGCGTTGTTGTCGGCGATGAACTGGCGGAGCTGCTTGTACTGCTCGGCGTTGAGGGTGCCGTCGACGGTGTAGGTGCCGGATGGCGAGATGCCGTTGGCGTGGAGCTTGCCCTGCGAGTCTTCGGCGGCGATGGAGAGGCCGAGCGCCTCGCGGGCGGCCTGGCGCACGGTGTCGAGGCCCTCCCAGCCGTTCCAGCTGGGGCCTTTGAGGTGCCAGATGGTTGCGGCGGGGAAGGTGCGCGTCTGGCCGTTGCGGGCGCGCACTTCGTAGCTGAGGGTGCCGTCGTCCGCGCACTTGGTGGTGCAGGCGCCGGGCTCGAAGGGGATCAGTTCGACGACCTGGCCGCGCACGATGTTCTTGAAGACGTGGGCGCGGCCGGTGAAGACGAGGTGCAGCGCGAGCATCTCGCGGAACTCGAAGCTGGTCTGCCACTCGTTGGGCCTGCGGTGCAGC